AAGTGATTAGATTTTCTTTTGAGAAACTCATTAATAATAGTCACACCATCATCATAGAATGAAATCATTTCCTCTTTTGTGACAGGAAACTCATCACCATGTTGTGCTTTTGATATTTTGTAATTTTCTTTTAATCTATATTGAAATATATCTACTAATGGTAAATCATCTGCTTCTTTAATAGTCCTTTCATAATAACACACCAAGTATGCCTGTATTGTTTCATGGATTGCTGTTCCAAACAAGGTGTAAATATTACCCTTAAATGTATTTAACTTATCCACATAATCCAACTTCCATGTATAAGGACATTTATCCCACTTGGCAAACTGACTATAACTTATTTTACTCATATTACGGTTTCCTTTAAATGACCTATCTTTAAGTCTGAAATTACCTTTGGTTTTATATCAAGGTACGCATCAACATTCAAACAAAATGTAGCATCCTCTGATACATTTTCTCTATAATCTCCAATCTCTACAACCTCGTTTCTAAAATATGGATATGTTAATCCTTCATATAAACTCACATGAGTCTTAGTAAACCCAAACCCACAATAAGATACTTCAATTAACTTACCATTAGCTTTATTTAATTCTTCTTGTGTTAGAAAATCCATACTGGCTGTTTGTAAAAATGTTTCTTCATCCCATCTCGCAACCATTGGAGTATCACCTTTTAAATACCAACCAGTACAAAACTTATCATCACAATCTATTAATTTTTTTAAATCTTTTACAGTAAATACCTGGTCAGAATCTAACCAAATTATCCAATCAACTTGGTCTGTTAAATGATGTGGATATTGAAAACCACCACCACCTGTTGCCAACCAATTTCTAGCATCATTATGTGTTCTATTCGGAACTGTCATAATTTCTATATTATTTTTACCACACCATCTTGATACATCTACCCATTGTTGAAATAATACAGCAGATACGCTAACATAAGTTGGAATTGCAATTACCGTTTTACCCATTAATCCATCCACTTACCATGTGTTCTTAAATGCCACAACTTATGTTTAAATCTTTCCCATATTAATCCAACTAAAGTATCTGACTCATATACTCCAGCCTTACACTCATATTTATACATCTTCCTTCTCCTGTAATCCTTCGTTTAACCATTTTATGTACCATCTAATAACACGACCTAATTCAATATCATCTTTGTATTTTTTAGTCATATCCTCAATGATTTTTATCGGTGTTTTCATTACTTACCCCACAATCCTCGTTTAACTATCGTAGCCATAATACCATAGTTACTCACATCAAGATAAGCATCTTCCATTGGTTCATCTTGAACGGCATTGGTCTTACCACTCATCAATAATGTTTTTAGTCTTTGTATCTTATCATTCATTCTAAACCATAGACCAGTTAAAGATAATTTAACATCCTCATCTGTTATTAATGGTGAACCAACTGATATATTACCAGGACCATAATCATGTTGTTTATGACAGAACAATTCATATTGTTCTCTTTGTAACTTCTTGAACTCGGTGGTCATCTTTGGCCACTCGCGTTCCATCTGCTCTACAATAGTTTCATTTTTATTAATACCACTTTTAGTATCTTTTATAACATCCATATACTACTCCTAATTTATAACTGAATATACACATAAAACCCTATATAAGTCAAGCCTTTTTCCAGATTTGTTTTAGTTCTTTATCTGTAACTCCATATTTCATAATGATTGTTTCGACTTGTTGTCGTGTTAAAATCTTCAAATAATCTTCAATTTCAACTGTACTAACCTGAAAGTAATCTCTTAAATGGTTCATAGCCCACTTCTCAACTAAAGATGGTTTTTTACTTTTAACATATCTCAAAAATGTCCTACCTTTTGGTATAACTGATATGTAAAACTTATACACCATTTCTGGTGACAACTTCCAATACCCTTGTACCATATTGACTAAATCAATCCAATCAGGATTCATTGAGATAAAACGATGAACCATATAATTGTTCCAAGTCTTTTTGTCCCCATCATTCAAAGTATCCCAATAATTAGGATTTTGAGTATCGGTTATTTGTTTGATGTGGTCAAATAAACCTTTAAACTTTGGTTTATTTTTCGTTGATTTCTTCTTCAATGCCTGAACCTTGTAACATAGATTTTGGAACTTTACCACAATTACCACAACTATAAATTTCAATTGGTATTAATGCCTCTTCACCAGTTGGTGACATTAACGGTGACATTCTTTTGATAATAGAACTTTTTATGAATAAATAATTACCACAATATTCACACTTCATAGTTTCTGCTTGTGATAAATCTACTTTTACTTGTTGTTGTTGACCTGGTATTGGTTTCATTGGTTTCATGTTCATTTTATTACTCCTATAACTTCTGTAAACATAGCCATAATGTTAATCTCTTTGTCAACCACTACAGCATCTGATTGTTGATATTGACTCAATAATAATATACATTCTGCAACATGACCTTTGCCCCAATCATCAATAGTATCAAACAACAACCTAAACAAATCACTAAAATCTGTAACCTTTGAATCAGCAATCAATTGTCTTATGTTCTTAAATGAATTCTTCTTGTCTTGTGTTTTTAGTATTTCCAACAATGACAACTTGTAATCATTTTGAGTAATCATTGCCTCATCAATAACCAACTTACCACCTACCACTTGTCTTTGTGCAGAATTAATTACCCTACGGATATCAGGATAACCACCATTTACCAATGTCACAATATCTTTTATATCAAACTCTGTATTCTCTTGACCTAAGATAGTGGATAGGTGTTGAGCAACTTGTTTTCTATCTGGTGGAATGATTTGAAATGATTGACATCTTGATTGTATCGGGTCAATGATTCTCTCTACAAAATTACAAGTCAAGATAAATCTACAATGTTTACTAAATGTCTCCATTAGATTTCTTAGAGCTGCCTGAGCATTCGGTGTAATGTAATCACACTCATCCAAGATGATTATCTTCATATCTTGAAATCCCATAGTAGATGCAAAGTTCTTAACCTTATCTCTAACCACATCAACACTATTTTCATCACTAGCATTGATATATAGATAATCACAATTGATATTATTTACCAATAACTTTGCCAATGTGGTTTTACCTGTACCCGCCTTACCAAATAATAAAAGGTGTGGTAAATCCCCACTTTCCAAATACACCTTCACCTTACTCTTCAGGTGTTCATTTCCAATATATGTATCTAATGTGGTTGGTCTATATTTCTCAACCCACAATGAATGTTTTATATCACTCATCTATTTTATTATCCTTCTTAGCTTTTGCAACCATCAAATGATTTATTAATCCTTTAACAGCTTCTTGAGTTTCTTTATCCATCTTATCAAAGGCATAATTTACTTTCTTTGCCTTCTCTAATAGTTTTATCTTCTTGTTCATATTTTTTCCCATATCCAAACTGGTTCACAAAATTTACCATCAAATGTTTTTATCATCTCTGGTTGTCTATTACTTTCACCTGAATTCACACCAGTACCAGCACCTATTGAGTTAGGCCTTGAGGCCATCTCCATTCCAATCGCACCTAAATACTTTGAGTCAGGAAATGTCTGTATGAAATCATTCATAGGATCACATATCTGTTGCCAACCCTTACTACTTTGACCTTTACTACTAGCATTGACATCTGATATATTCACACATAACTTACCACCACTTCTTATGGTTGGCCACATCTTTTCAATCGCCTTATGTAAGAAATCTTTATTCCAATCCCCAATAGATTTATACCTTACCCAACTTTGAGTATCGTCATAACTATACCTCTCCACATTAAAATAAGGTGGTGATGTAAATACAATATCAAATGTATCGTTGTATTCTGTATAATCAAAGTCCTCTGCAGGTGAATCATGAAAGAATACTTTCTTTTGTTTCTCAAACATAGTCAATAACTTATCATAATACTGAGCTTGTTTGTGGTAGATTGGATGGTTTTCTACACGAGGATCGAGTCCGACATATAATTCGGTATTCAAACTCGCATAGAAACCAGCCAACCTATCCCCCCAACCAGCACTGAAATCCAAAACATTCTTCACATCAAAGTAATCATATAAGGCCTTAGCCGCATTAGGTTTGAATTGACTACAAATGTATTTTCTCAAACCCAACATTGTTCTCAATGTACCTTTGTCAATCTTTGGAAACTTCAAAGTATATGCGGCACCCATTAGGGTAGTCATAAATTTTTCGGTTTTCCAAGTACGGAGAGGACCAGGTGAGATTGTACCATCTACTGACCATCTATTTTCTTGTTGAAAATAATTTGATGATTCATTACCAGTATTAATCCTTTTGATATACCAATGTGAATCTTTAAATGTTAATGGCCATTTGTATTCGGTTTCGGTTCTACCGAACCACTCACCTTCCTTTAACAAATCATAAACCCAAGTACCTTTCAATTTGTTGAATGATGTAATGCACTTATCCTCTTCAATTTCTTGATAAGGTGGCGGGTATGTCATCGCAACTTTTGCCATACTTTCCTTCACATCATCTTTATCAAAGGTGGTTTTTATATGTTCCCATTCCTCTGAATCAATATGAAAGTAAGGTTCTTGGTTTAAAAATTTATCAAAGTATTTTAAGTACATTAAGTCACCTGTTGTGATGCTACTAAGTAGTACTCCGAAGTGTAATCGTCTATTTTGAAATTAATCTTACTCAACCCAGCAGAACTAATTTTCAAGGTAGCCGTTTCACATTCTTTATTTGCAATTAATATATTAGAAAACATATTAGCATTGAATGATACTGGATCTATATCCTTGAACTCATTTACTTCCACAGGAATGGTAACCCTATTTGATGCCTGACCACTATAACCAATGACAACATTTACTTTATCATTCTTTGCCACGACAGTAAATGTATCAGTTTCAGGTAATGCACCCTTACCAGCAATAAATGTATTGATAAAGTAACTATCCACATTTACCTCCAATTCATATTCACTTGGTAAATTTCTCAAGTCTGGTACAGTTGGTATAACACTCAAATCACTCAACATATATTTTGAAGTGGTTTTATACCTTTGGTCTACCATATCAATACTGATAAATTTATCACCAGCATTTGTTAGTTTGAACTCAACATCCTCACTTAGAATGTTAAGAAGTGAAGCAAGTTGTGGTGTGTTGTAAACTCCCAAATCCGATGCCTGAACACCATCGAAATTATCAAGTTTGACTTCACCTAAAACAGATTTGTCTCCACTAATAAAACGAGTTACTAATGAGTTTCCATCACTAGCCCATTTTACAGATTTAATCTCTCCACCAAGATGATACTTGTTGATGAAGCGATTCAATTGCGAACTATTCATAAC